TAAATAAAGTTTATATCCATTAGTTACTAAGGAGAAATTATGGCACTTCCAGGCCCACAGGGTGGAGCAATTACAGGAGCAGGTCTGTCGTCAATCACGACTACTGGTTACTCAAGTGATGCAACACTTTCACCAGCAATTCAGCAAATTTGGTCAAAAGAGATTTTGTTCCAAGCAATGCCAGTACTTCGTTTTGAGCAGTTCGCTGTTAAGAAAACGGAACTCGGTGTTCAACCAGGTTTGACAATCAACTTCATGCGTTACAGCAATATTGCAACGGATGAAGCAACAGGCGCAGTTTTGACTGAAGGCGTTCGCATGGAGCCAACCTCCTTGTCAGCATCCCAGATTCAAATCACGGTTGGCGAACAAGGTAAGGCACTTGCTGTCACCGAGTTGTTGCTCAACGCAGCATTTGATGATGTCATGGCATCGTCAAGTCGTTTGCTTGGTCGTCACATGGCACAGTCTATGGACATTCAGGCTCGCAACACGCTTTACACAAACGCAGTTCCGTTCGCAGGTGGTTCAGCAGTTCCTCCAGCAGTTGTCTTTGGTCGCAAGACTTTGGGCGCTACTCGTGGTTCAATTGCACCATACGATGCAGGCACCTTGGGTGATGCAGCGAACCCAGGCTACCTCTCGCCAGCATCCATCAAGGACGCTGTTGAGATTTTGGCTGGTCAGAACATTCCACGCCTTGGCGACACATACGTGTGCTTCGTTCACCCATCGCAGAGCCGTGCGCTCCGTGACTGGCCTGAATTCATTGAAGTAACAAAGTATGCCGCTCCTGGTAACTTTATGCTTGGTGAAATTGGTCGCCTCTATGACGTAGTGTTCATTGAGACCACCCAAGTCAAAAAGGGTTCAGGTCCATCAGACATTGATTCAACAGCAACGGGTGTACAAGCCGTAGCCGCAGAATCATACAGCGCCTTGATGATCGGTGACAACGCCTTCGGACATGCCATTGCTTTGCCAGTGGAACTCCGTGACGGTGGTGTCATTGACTTTGGTCGTGAGCATGGTCTTGCTTGGTACGCAATTTGGGGCTTCGGTATGATCACTGGAGAATCCCGTGTTGTTATCAATACCAAGGGTGGAGCAATCGCTTCCTCATAATAATTCGTAATAGGATTTGGGGGGGTTGGGCAAAAACCCAATCCCCCTGAAAACTCAAAAACAAGGAGCAAGACATGGCAACAAAAAAAACAATTAAAGAATTCGTTGAAGTTGAAGAGGAACTATTTGTTTCAGATCTTACTGAAGCAGAAATCTTGGATGCTAAGACACTCACGCAAACCATTAGTGCAAAAGTAAAAGGTACTTGGACCCAATATTGGGGAGCAGAACAGTTTTCTTTTGTTGATGGGCAGCGTTACAAACTACCCCGTGATCTCTTCAATTACTTGAAGAACTCAGGAAATATCTACGACACTCTCTGAGGTTTAAATGGCTGGATTTACAGTACCTAATGCAAGTGATTACGGTGTAACATTCCAGAGCATTGATCAAGCAGAACCAGATTCTCTTGACTTCCAGATTCTTGGTGACGGTAACTACGGCATATTTAATGGTGGAGATATAACACCATTCTCCGCTAGCACAGGTAGCGCTACGTTAACCGCTAGTGAAGTTATGGTTGCTGGTCAGTACTACTCGGTAGCATCTGCAACCCTTACGTTTACCGCTGCAAACACAGATCCACGCTTTGACATTATTGTTGCATCTGTTACTTCTGGTACAGCAACATATGTAACAGTTGTAGGAACTGCTAGTGCAACTAATCCAGTTTTTCCAACAATTGCATCAAACCAAGTTCCTTTGTATGCTCTTTACCGCAAATCAGGTACGACTTTTAATAGTTTAAGCGTTGTAGATAAGCGTAAGTTTGTTGAAACAATTATTCGTTCTGGTAGTGCTGTACCATCAGCAGCAGCAGAGTTTGGAGATTTGTACTTCAAAACAGGCACTCCAGCAACAGAACAATCATCTCTGTATGTTTACTCAACTGAGATTGGTTGGCAAAACCTTGCTAAGTATGAGGGGCCAAGAGATGTGGGTCTAAACCAATTCTTATTGGGTGGGCTGTGAGCGAAGAAACTCTTCCAACTCCCGAGGGCAGCATTACAGACATTGTCAGAGTACGACGTTTCAACCTAGGTAGGTTTAGAGAATCACAGCCAGCAGTGGGGCAGCAACTTCAAGATACTGTTCCTGGTTCTGGTTCTGGTGACCAATAGTAAAGTAAACTATAAGCATGCATGCTGAGTACTCCCCTACAATTGTTGACACAGTTACGGAGATAGCCCGAGGGTATCTTCGTGACTATCCTAAGTTTTTCCAGGTATCTTTTGATGCTGTTGGTAGGACATACGAACTAGGTACTCCTAACATTGACCCAGATCTTCTATGGGTGGCTACGTACACATCAAATACTCCAACAGAACTTAGCGCAAATACTAGTGCTTCCGCCCACTACTCATTAGATGCTCGCAATGGAATCATTCGGTTAAGTGGAACTCAAGCAGCGAATACTAAGATACTTGTAGAAGGTTATTACTATGACTGGGTTTTGCCCACAGACTTAGCATTCTATGCTGGGCATGCCATTGAACAGCATGTATATAACTTGGATATCCCAATAGAAAGCATGAGTTCTATTGTTATAGATACTATTGGAATGTCTTGTGTAGTTGAATGTCTTTGGGGCTTGATGACCGAATATAGCCGAGACATAGATGTAACCACATCTGAGTCTGTGCATATCCCCGCCAGTCAGAGGTTTAGAATGGTTCAAAGCCTTTTAGAGTTTTGGCAGAATAGTTATAACCGACAGGCTCGGGCACTCAATATTGGCTTTGAAAGAATTGAAATAATGAATCTTCGCCGTGTCTCTCGTACTACTGGACTTCTTGTTCCATTGTACAAAGATCGTGAACTTGGGTATTACGGACCACTTGAAAGAATCTTCCCAGAAATTAGTCCAGGAGTTATTCCAGTTGATGGCGACAATAGTGAGCCACTCCGAAAAGATGTCATTGTTGATTTTGCTCCCGAGCAGGGGTATTCAGGTTCTTCAGTAATAGGGTATTAACTTATGGACACAAGGCGTGAACTTAACCTAATCCGTAATAAGTATCATCAGTACCAGCGCAATGCTGGAGAGTTCATTACATGGTTTGAGTTTATTCCCTTTGGTGCTGGGGGTAGTTCTCTAGATGATGTCTATGACGAGGGCAATACTTCCACTGGTGGTAAGAAGTATAGAGATGGGATAGTGCTCCCAACTCTGATGATTACTGAAACTGAAGATACCAAACGGGCTATCCCTGAAGGTCGTCAGCCAGTACAGGTAGTTAACGTAGTTTTTTCTATTGAAGATATGCGTACTGGTGGGGTCAACCAACCATTTGAATACCAGCGCCACTTAAACGATATGTTCTTTTATGATGCCCGTTACTATGGTGTCTCTATGTATCGGGTACGAGGTAGAGCAAAAGACGATGTTCTTGTAGTAGTTGAAGGTCTAGAAATTTATGTTGATGAGGAAATGGTAAATGATCCAGGTCCAGCAGCAATGAATACTCAAGACTATCCTTGGCCTGTAAACCTCCCAGCGTCTACCTGATAAACTTATATTGCTTGATGAGCGTCAAGCGATACAACGCCTAGAACTGAGGAGTCATCATGGTTGCTACACCTGCTATTGCCCATAACTCCAGTTCTAAGAAACTCATTGAAGGTTGTCCAGCGCCACTTGCTTACTACGGTGACTTAATGATTAACCTGGAAACGTACCTTAATGACATTATTGAAGAATGCAGGAAAGAAGAAGTATCCCGTATTCAAGGAGTACTCCCACAGAAGGACAAAGGTTGGGAAGATATTGCAGAAGACTTTAGGATCCAATGGGACAATAAAGATGGTTCATTTGTGTATGGAACTACCGCAAAGTCTAGTAAAAAAGCAATGGAAATTGAGTATGGTTCTCCAAGTACGGGAGCAAAGTCAATACTTCGCCATGAGGTTATCACTGCTAACTCTAAGTTTGGTAAGTCTATTGAGCGTAAATTAAAGAAGTTAGCCGATACTGGGCGTAGCAAATGAAGACTGGCTTTATCCTTGCAGAAGACGAAGCAATTAAAGCAAGGTTTAGTTCTCTGTATGTGATTGATGATCGTAACGCCCATCGTCCTGTCAAAGTATTCTTTCGCTATCCCGAGGGAGAAACTGAGCGGGAATATCCATTTGTTACTATTGAACTTATAGATGTGTTGCATGCCACAGACCGTCAATACTCCGATAACCCTGTGTACTTTGACACGACTCATAATGCTCGGTTTGATGACCACCCAGCCTTTGCTACCTACTGGCCTAGTGAAGCATCTGTAGTAAGCGCCAGCAACTCTTATTCTGCTAGCGCTCATTTTATGACTGCCGACCCATTTATCCCTGTGGATC